GAGAGCTCAAGAAGAGAGTGAAAAAGTTTTGAGAAAAGAATATGGTGCTACCTTTGATAGACAAATACAATCTGCTAAAAACTTAGCTCACGCTACTCTTGGTAAGGAGTTTATAAATGATACTCTTTTACAAGATGGATCACGATTAGGAGATAATCCGCAAGTGATAAAAGCTTTTGTAAGTTTAGCAAATAAATTATCTGAAGATACAATGGTTAAAGGAGATCAAGTTCCTTATTTAACTGTACCAGAAATTAATAAACAAATTGCTACACTTCAACAAGAAGGATCAGCGTATTGGGATAAAAGACATCCTGGACACGCTGCTGCTGTTGAAGAGGTACAAGCATTAATTCGTAAGAAGAATAACGAAGAAAATGTTGAATAGAATTTGCCTAAGAAATTAGGCGAATAAAATACAAAGACAATCGCAAGACCTTTGTTGACATTAGGAATAGACTATCATCGACTAGATGTAAAATAGAGGACGGTCCGTAAGGATAACCAACCGAAATACTTAACATTAACAATAACTAAAAGGAGTATTTACTATGAGTGTAAATATAACTACAAGTTTTGTTGAACAGTATTCGGCTAATGTGTCGATGCTGGCACAACAAACAGGCTCGAAGTTACGAGGCGCTGTTGATGTGGAAAATGTTAGAGGAAAAAATGCATTCTTTGACCAAATTGGAGTTACAGCTGCACAGCTAAAAACTTCACGTCATTCGAGTACACCTCAAATAGACACGCCACACAGTAGACGTAGAGTAAGTTTGAGTACCTACGAGTGGGCGGATTTAGTTGATGATTCTGACAAAGTTAGAGCATTAATTGATCCAACTTCTACGTATGCAAGAGCGGCTGCTGCTGCAATGAACAGATCAATAGACGATGTTATCATCACTGCGATGAATGCGTCTGCTGACACTGGCGTTGCTGGCGGAACTTCAACTGCTCTACCTAGCGGTCAAAAGACTGCAACAAGTGACCAGTCAGATGGTATGACTATTGCAAAACTTAGATCAGCTAAATACATTTTGGATAACAACGATGTTGATCCTTCTTTGAAGAGATACTTAGTTTGCGGTCCAAAACAAGTTCAAGACTTACTAGCAACAACTGAGGTTACTAGCAGCGATTATAATACAATCAAAGCTTTAGCTATGGGTTCAATTGATAGTTTTCTTGGATTTCAATTCATAATGTCAACAAGACTGAACAAAGACGCTACATACACTACTGATAGATTATGTTTTGCTTTCACAGAAGATGCAGTGAAACTAGCTATCGGAAAAGATGTAACGGCAAAAATTTCAGAACGAAGTGATAAATCGTATTCCACGCAAGTTTATTATGCGATGGACATCGGTGCAACTCGTATGGAAGAAGAAAAAGTTGTTCAGATACCTTGTAACGAGTAATAACTAGAGGAGATATAATAACATGGGTATAAAAAACTCTGACTTAGTAGCAAATTTTGAAGCTACGCCTCAAGTCTTAAACAACTCGGCACTTTTACACGGTTCAATGCGTGTAGCTCAAGGTACTATAGTTGTTGCGGCTGGAGACAGTGATGATGACGATATTGTAATGCTTGCACCAATACCAAGTAACGCAACCGTTCCACAAATTTGGATCGGTACAGATACTTTTGGTGGTTCTTGTACTTTCAATGTTGGAATTTTTAACACTGATGGAACAGTAGTAGACGAAGATTATTTTGCAACTGCGGTGGCTGATGCTGCTGCAATGGCAGATGTAAGACACGAAGCTGCTGACATAAACACTGCTGGAAAAACAATGTGGGAAATGGCTGGAGCTTCAGCTGATCCTGGAGGTTACTACTACATAGGAGCTAGAATGGCTGCTGCTGGTGGAACTGAAGGTGATATGAGCTTTAACATTCACTACGTAGTTAACTAAGCAACACAAAATTTTAGGCGAGGAAAGCGAGAGTGGAACTCGCCTAGAATGCAAAAAGAATTTAATGAAATACGTAATTATACTTTATCTTTGCTCATTCGTTAATGTGCAACCAAATTGCTATTCAGAAAAAGTAGTAGCTTTAGAATTTAATAATTATCATGATTGCATCCTTGAAGGATATAAACAATCATACACACACTTATCATCTTTTAACAAAGATAAAATTAATAAAGAAAAATTAGCAATTAGATTTCAATGTAAAGAAATTAAAATGGAGAATATATAATGAAAAATATAATCAAATATTGGAATAGCAGAAGTACAAGAATTAAAATTACTGTTATTACTGCTGTTGTTATTATTGTAATTAGTGCGGTTTTATAATGGCTAGTGTAGTAAATATATGTAACTCAGCACTTAATCTTATAGGTGCATCAACAATCTCAGCTTTAACGGAAGATACTAAAAATGCTAGATTATGTAACCAAAGATATGAGCCAGTTAGAAATAGAGTATTCAGATCACATAATTGGAATTGTTTGATTAAAAGAGTACAATTAGCTCAAAATTCAACAGCACCAGTAATTGAATATTCTTATGCTTATGCTTTACCTTCTGATTGCTTAAGAGTTTTAAAAATTCACAACGCTACGACTGATAGTGTGGCAAGTAATTTAGATTACAAAATAGAAGGAAAAAACATAGTTACAGATGAGACAACTGTTTATGTTGTTTATATTGCTTTAGATACTGATCCAAATAATTATGATGCTTATTTAAGAGAAGCAATAAGTCATCAACTAGCAGCAGACATCTGCTATGCCATAACAAATAATGCGACATTAGCTAATAACTATATGGCTAGAGCTGATGAAAGATTAAGAGAAGCTAGATTTATAGACGCTACAGAAAACAGTTTAGATACTGTAGAAGCAAACGAATTTACAGATGCAAGACTATAATGGTCAAAGCAGCTTTTGATCCAAGAAACATATCTTTATATGTAAAACCAAGACATTTAATTCATTTTGAATGGCAAAATTCTAATAAAGTTTATCGTTATGCTTTGGTCGAAATAATTGATCCAAAAGATATTAATCATAGATCAAAACAAAAATCAGACGAAATAGGTTTAACTCAAGAGGAAATTTGGAAAAATAAATATGCCAAGAACGACATTAGCATTAAGTAGTTTTGTATCAGGAGAATTTTCTGCAAAGCTAGATGGTAGAACAGATTTTGAAAAATATTCTTCAGGCTGTAAAACTTTAGAAAATATGTTGGTGCATCCTCAAGGAGCAGCAACTAGAAGAGTAGGTACTCAATTTATTTCTGAAGTAAAAGATAGTTCAGCTAAAACAAGATTAATACCTTTTGAATTTTCAACTACTCAAACTTATATGTTGGAGTTTGGAAATCAGTATATAAGATTTTTTAAAGATAAAGGTCAGATAACAGAAAGTAATAAAACGATTACAGCAATCACTGCTGCTAATCCAGCTGTAGTTACATCTAACTCACACGGTTATTCCAATGGCGACTTTGTAATTATAACTGGTGTAGTTGGGATGACGCAAGTTAATGGTAAAACTTTTAAAGTAGCAGATAAAACTACTAACACTTTTGAATTACAAGATGTAGATGGTACTGATATTAATTCATCTGGTTACACTGCTTATTCTTCTGGTGGAGTTGCAAATAAAATTTACCAAATAACTACAAGTTATACGACAGCGCAATTACCAGATTTAAAATTTGCACAAAGTGCTGATGTTTTATACATCACACATAGTAGCCATGAAGTTTCAAAACTTTCAAGAACTGGACATACAAGTTGGACATTATCCGAAGTAGATTTTGGAGAAACTGGACCTTATTTATCTGAAAACACTACTGCTACAACTTTAACACCAGCTTCATCTGGAACTGGAACTGGAGTAAATATAACAGCTAGTTCAACTACTGGAATTAATGGTGGTGATGGCTGGCAAACTACAGACGTTGGAAGAATAATAAAATTTAATAGTGGTGAAGCAAAAATAACAGCTAGAACAAATACGACAGTTGTTGTTTGCACAATTACAAAAGCCTTTGCTAATACAGATGCAACGGCAACATTTTCATTAGGAGCTTTCAGTGATACCACTGGTCATCCTTCTTGCGTATCTTTCTTTGAACAAAGATTAGTTTTTGCTGGTACAACAGATGAGCCACAAACTTTATATTTTTCTAAGTCAGGAGACTACGAGAACATGACAGTTGGCACAAATGCGGATGATGCTATGGTATATACCATCGCTTCAAACCAAGTTAATGCCATTAGATATTTAAAAGCAGTTAGAACTTTAATTGTTGGAACTTCAGGTGGTGAGTGGACAGTGTCCGCAGATGGTACTGATGCTGCTGTTACACCAAGTAATGTAACTATTAAAAGACAATCATCATACGGAAGCGCAACGGTTGATGCAGTTCCAGCTGGTAATGCTACTTTGTTTTTACAAAAGGCAAAAAGAAAAATTAGAGAATTAGCTTATGATTTTGATGTAGATGGTTATTCTGCACCTGATCTTACAATATTAAATGAAACCGTTACTGATAGTGGTATTGATGAAATGTCTTATCAACAATCACCTGATAGTAATTTATGGTGTGTAAGAAATGATGGAGTTTTAGCTTGTCTTACTTATCAAAGATCAGAAAACGTTGTTAGTTGGTCGAGACATAAGATAGGTGGTATTGGACAAGAATGCACAATTACAGTTTCTGATTATGCAAACATAGCAACAGGAACTAAATTAGTTTTTACAAAATCCAATGGCGAAGAAGTTACTTTTACTTCTACAACTGGAACTGCTGGAACAGACGAATTTAAAACTGAAACTAATAATGATACTACAGCAGATAATATTTATACTGCTATTAATGCTCACGCTGATTTTACTGTTGCTAATCCAGGCGCAGCAATTGTTACAATTAGAGAAAGTTCTCATGAAGCAACTGGATTTTTAACTTGTAAAAGTTTTGATACAGCTAGACTTACAGTTCAAAACGAAAGTCATGCAGTTGTAGAAAGTGTTGCTTCAATATCTGGAGAATTAAATGAGGATGAGCTTTGGGTTATAGTTAAAAGAATTATTAATGGTTCTACAAGACGTTATGTAGAATGTTTTTCAGATTTTGATTTTGATGAAACGACTGCATCTGATTTTCATTTCGTTGATAGTGGATTAAGTTATGATGGAACTGCTACTACTTCAATTACTGGATTAGATCACCTTGAAGGACAAACCGTTCAAATATTAGCCGATGGATCAACTCACGCTGATAAGATTGTTTCAAGTGGAGCAATTACTTTAGATAGAAGTTCTAAAAAAGTAAAAGTTGGTTTAGGTTATAATAGCGTTCTACAAACTATGAGAGTAGAAGGTGGTTCTGCTGAAGGAACTGGTCAAGGAAAAGTTAAAAGAATTTCAAAAGTAGTATTAAGATTATTTAACACCGTTGGTGTAAAGTGTGGTCCAAGTTTAACAAATCTTGAAACCGTGCCATTTAGAACGACATCAAGTGATATGGATAATCCAGTATCTACTTTATTAGCTGGAGATAAAACAGTCGAATTTACTGATGATTACAATTCAGATGGATTTATATTTGTAAAACAAGATCAACCTTTGCCTTTATCGTTGTTAGCACTTTATCCAACTTTTGTAATATCTGATGGTTAAACTAAAACCTTTTAAGAAATCAGACGCAGATAAAATAGTAAGTTTTGGAATGAACCATAAACTTATGGAAATAGATGCTGGCTTTGAAGAAAATAGAATATGTAATTATTCTCAACCTGGAAATGCTTATACGATGTGGGTTGATGACAAACCAGTATTTTCATTTGGTATGGTTATTTTATGGAAAGGCGTTGCTGAAGGTTGGGTAATGGCTTCACAAAACATTTTTGATGTTAAGTTTTTAGCAGCAAAGACGATAACAAGTATGATGATAAATCATTGTAAGAAAAATAAAATTAAAAGATTACAAACATCGGTCAAAGCAGAATTTAAAGAAGGAGTAAGATTTGCAACTTGGTTAGGTATGGAAATCGAAGGATTAAAAAAGAATTATGGACCAGATGGTTCAGATTATTATCAATTAGCGAGGATTTTTAAATAATGGCATTTTTTGGAAATATTTTAGGAGCATACGCAGCAAAAGCTACAGCAAAGTATAATCAACAATTATATAATCAACAAGCTGCACTTGATAAAAGAAATGCTGAAATAAAACTTAAATCATTTGAAGATATAACAAAACCTAGATTAATAAAATCTTATGCAAGAAACAAAAGTAATCTTTTAGTTAATCTTTTAAAAAGTGGAGTTGATGTAGATAGAGTAGGAGAAACACCTTATTTATTAATGTTAGAGCAAGAAATGGAAAATGATTTTGATTTAGCTTTAGCAACTTATAATTCTCAAGTAACTTTTCAAAATGAGGTTAATAGATCGTTATTACTTCAAGCTAAAGGAACTGGTGAAGCATTTAAAGGTGAGCTTGCATTTAGAACTGGTATGGCAAAAGCAGCTGGAGACATTTATGCAAACAGAGAAACTTATAGGAGCTTACTTAGTTAATGGCTAAAATTAAAATCGAAAGATCAAATAGACAAGCAGCTCAATACCAAAGCACTCCTACTTCTGCTGTTGCACTTCCAGTATTTCAAATCCAAAATCAAGTTGATGCTGGTTTTTCTGCAATAGGTAATTCTATAAAAAGAGTTGCTGAGAAAACCAAAGCTGTAGAAGATAGAAATAATATACACGACTTATCAATTGAAGCATTGCCAATAATTACAGAGAACTATGATAAATATAATAGTAGTACAAATGTTGCTGATAGCTTAACTTTTTTACAATCATTAGATATTAAAAATTTTGATAGTTTATTAAAAGATCAAAACAAAGAAGTTAAAGATGGATTTAAAACTTTTTTACAAAAACAACAATTGCAATTATTTCCTAAACTTAAAAATGAAATAACAGCAAGACACGTTATTAAATCTAAATCTACTGATGATGAACTACTTAATGGTTATGTTAAAGATATGGCAGATCCTGATGGACAAACAAAATTTATTGGAAATCAAGAATTTGATAGTTTCTTTGCCGATCCAAAAGTTCAAGTTAGATATAGTAAAAAAGAATTAATTAAAAAAGAAAAAGATTTTCGAGAAAAAGCATTTGAACTTCAATTAATTAATAATGCTAGATCAGGTAATATTGATTTATTAGATAATGAAGTAAGAAAAGATATACTTTCAAAAGTAAATCCGAAAAGAGCAAAAAGTATATTAGACGCACTTAGAAACGCAGATAATTCTTTTGTAGCTAAACAAGAACAAGATATTATTTTTAGAGAAAAACAAAATAGAGATCAAAAGATAGCTAACTTTTCAGATTTATTAGTTTCTTTAAATAACCATAGATTAAATCCAACAGCCGAAACAAATAAAAATCTTCCATCTTTAGATGATATTTATGATGCTAGACAATCAGGAGCTATAAGCAATTCTCAATACGAAACTTTATTACGATTTTATGCAGATGGCGGAACAGCATTAAGTGATCCAGTAATTGAAGATATAATTAATTCTCAATTTGCTTTAGCTGATACATTTGAAAAATTAGATGCTTTACAAGAAAGCGTTAATATTGATCCTAATATATCTGCAAATTTAAGTGTAGATAGTATTATTAGAACTAATGGTTTAGTTAAAAAATATAAAGAGAATAGAACTTTTGCAAAAGATAATAGTAAATTTTTAACTTTACTTAAAATAAATACTAAAAAAGTTTCTGATAACGCAATGGAACTGGCAAGTATATTTGGCCAAGCACAAAACTTTGACCAACAGGTTAGAGCAAATACAATCATAGAAGAATATAAAAGATTAACACTTGAAGAAAACTATTCACCTGAACAAGCTTATGAAGAAGTTATTAATAAACTTACAAAAGCTGAATTACCTGAATTAATTGATTTACCACAACCAAGATCAGTTAAGATTATAGATTTTAAGGAACAGTTAAGACAAGATCCTAAAGGTAC